GTAGAAATTCAAACACAAGGTCTTCATGTAGGAACTCCAGATCATTCAAAAGTTTTAGAGTTCCAAAGAAAGTATACTAAATCTGGAATTTTTTCCTGTGCTGGTGTCTCTATCTTTGGTAATTTGGATGAAATTGGTGGTGTTGCGACAGTTACAATTGGAACAGCAGACCCAACATCAACTCAACAAAATATGAAACTATCCCTTAATGTAAGAGGGAACTCAGTGCTACAAGGTGATTCACAAACCCCTAATGGTTTAAGAGTAAGTGGTGGTAGTTCACCTAATGCAGTTTATATTGAAGGTGATTTGTATGTGAGTGGTGCTATTGACGGAGGAAACAAGGGAAGACTTGCTTCTAGATTTGGAACTGCTGACTCTTTACCACCCAAATCGTTTGATATCAAACATCCAACAAAAGGAAAAGGATGGAGACTTCGCCATGTTTCGTTAGAAGGCCCAGAGTCTGCTGTTTTTTATCGTGGTAGATTAAAAGAATCTAATGTAATTAATTTACCTGATTACTGGAAAGATTTAGTTCATGAAGATAGTATCACTGTTCAGTTACAACCAATCGGATCAAATCAAAATCTTGTGATTCAAGAGTTTAATAATGAATTCATTGTCATTGCAGAGGATTCAACTAATACTGATTTGATTACTGATTTATCGACTATTGATTGTTTCTATCATGTTTATGGCGAAAGAAAAGATGTAAATCCACTACTAACTGAGTATGAGGGTAATAATAGATATGATTATCCTGATCCAAACTTCAATGAAAATTCTGAAATACCAGTTGAAGATCGTAATTACACTGATCCAGATTATAGTTTCCCAAGAAACACAATTACAAGTTAATAAATAAAGCATACTCAGTAATTAAACTATGGAAATTCAGAGAGAGACACTCAGAGAACTTCAATATCTTCAAGAGGATATTGCAGCGTACTTTACTGATGAGCACGTTGTAAGTGGAGAAACATATTGGACTTGTGTTGAATCTGTTGCGATTGCAAAACTTGCAGAGTTGCGTGGTGAACCACTTTATTATGAAAAATTAAAAGAGGTTTTAGATTCTTTGAAAGAAGATGGTGAGGAAGAAACACCCCAAAACCAAAATTGACTTTTAATTCCAAAAAAGTTGCAAAAAAAATTCGGGCCAAAAACCAGTCCCAAACCTTTTGTGATAAATAAGACAGAAGAAAAAATTTAGTGTGCTAATACAATGCCCCTTTCAAGGTTAGAAAATTTTCTAGTAAATACTGATGGTAATATATTATATGTAAATCCATCTGACTTAGATGCTACAGATAGTTTTGATAATAAAGGAAATTCTTTAACAAGACCTTTTGTAACTATACAAAGAGCATTAATAGAAGCAGCTAGATTTACATATCAAACTGGACAAAATAATGATAGATTTGATAGAACAACAATATTACTATATCCTGGTGAGCATGTCCTTGATAACAGACCAGGATTACATGTAAAGGATAATAGTAATAGTGTACAATATTTTGATGTAAATAATTCTGATGTCACAGCGTTGACTGATATTGAGTTAAAGAATAATTCACAATTTGATTTAAATAATTCAGATAACATTTTATATAAGTTTAACTCTATTCATGGTGGTGTAATAGTTCCAAAGGGAACCTCAATCGTTGGTTTAGACCTAAGAAAAACAAAATTAAGACCTTTATACGTTCCAAATCCAGACTTTGGTGATGATGTGATACCAAGATCTGCAATATTTCGTGTAACTGGTGGTTGTTATTTCTGGCAATTTAGTATATTTGACGCAAATCAGTCAGTATATTATAGTAAAACCTTTACTGAAAAGAGAAATCCAAACATATCACACCATAAATTAACAGTTTTTGAATATGCTGATGGGCAGAATAATGATAATCTAACTGGAACAACTGATTTACAACAGTATTATTTCAAACTAATGAATGCTTATGGAAGTAATACTGGTAATAGAAATATTTTAGATTACCCAAATGAAGCTAGTGACTTCGAACCAAACACACCAGAAACTAAAATTGTTGGTGATCTAACCACAAATGACAATGCAATTCAAGAATTATCTTCAAATGTTTTAAGTGCTACTGTTCTTACAGAAAAAGCACATGGATTAACCGTTGATGATCAAATTTTAATTACTGGTGTTGGATCTACTGACCTTTATAATGGAACATATCGAGTTACTGGTATTGGAAGTGATAGGAAATTTACATATAATCTAAATTCAGATGCTGCTGATGATATTATAAGTTCAACTAACCTTGCAGGTGCACAAGTTATAATTGAAGCAGACACAGTTACTGGTGCCTCTCCATATATCTTTAACTGCTCACTTAGATCTGTCTTTGGTATGTGTGGACTACATGCTGACGGATCAAAGGCAACTGGATTCAAATCTATGGTTGTTGCTCAGTTTACTGGTATTGGATTACAGAAAGATGATAAGGCATTTGTAATTTACAATGAAAACACTGGTGATTATTTGAATAGTGTTAACGCAGCTGCAGCAGGATTTAACACTCCTTTATATCTTAATCCAGAATCTCAATATAGAAAGAGATATGAAAACTTCCATGTTAAAGTGTCAAACGATTCATTTATTCAAGCAGTTTCTGTTTTTGCGATTGGATATGCAAATCATTTCTTGGCAGAGTCTGGTGGTGAACAATCAATTACAAACTCCAACTCTAACTTTGGTAATAAAGCATTAGTATCAAAGGGATTTAAGCGAGACGCATTTAATCGTGACGATACTGGTTATGTAACACATATCGTTCCACCAAAAGATTTAGAAAAAACTGAAAAAAATATTGTTTGGAGAACTTTAGATCCAGAAGTAACAAAGTCTGTTGGTATTTCAAGTCACCTTTATATAAAAGATGAAAACGACATTACTAATCCACCAACTAACATTGTAAATGGTTTTAGAATAGGTGCAAAAAGAGATGATAAGTTGTTCTTAAATGTCAATATTGATGGAACACCTACAACATTTTCATCTCCAATATTGATGCCTGTCCCTTCAGGAGATGGGCCAGTTTCAGAAAAAATATTTACTGTTGCTCGAACAGTAACAGGAAATACTATTTCATCCAAAGAGTTGACTCTAACCGAAAATCATAATTTCTTTGCAGGTGAATCTGTTAGAGTATTTGGTGATGATGGTAGAACACCAGATGGTATTGAGATTGGTAGAAAATATTATGTAATTACTCAGGGATTAGCTGCTAATAAAATAAAATTAGCAAACACTGCAACCGATGCTCTTGCAGAAAAAGCAATTCCAAAAAATGTAAACCAAAGGGGTGGAATTCTTACAGTAAAGAGTACTGTTACAGACAAAATACCTGGTGAAATTGGTCATCCAATTCAGTATGACACAACAAATAGTCAATGGTATATTCTTGGATCTGCTGATGCGACAAACACAATTTTTAGTACATTTAATACTGGAGATAATGCATCAAAGATTGCTGAAAGAAACTCATCAACTTATGTTTTAAGAAAATCTGAGACTCGTGCATTAAATGATCGTATTTACAGATTACGTTATGTAATTCCAAAAGATTTTAAAGGTGCAAACATTGCTAAGAAACCAGAGAAGAATTATGTGTTACAAGAATCAAAAACAGTTGCAGAAGAACCTTTTCCATTAACTGGTATTATTGGTAATCGTAATCCAAGAATTATTGCAGGAATTACCACCAATGCTAGTAGTTCAACCACGAGTATCGTGACAACAGAAGTTGCACATAAGTTAAGTGTGGGTGATAGAGTTCGCATTAAAAATGTAAAAAGTTCAACCAATACTACAAAAGCAGACAACACTGGGTATAATGGATTCTTCACAGTTGCTTCAACACCATCATCAAAAATATTTACCTATACAAACACTAACACTGGATTTGGTGTTCTCCCTGAAACAGCAGATGTTGTAGGTATCATAACTTCACTTCGTTCTGCAGGCACTGCATCTGACTTAGCTGCACTACCAATGTTTGAAAGGAGTGAGTATGACACAACATATACAGTTCAAGAAGTAGATACAATTCAGGATTATATTGCTGATCAACAAGACGGTGTTTATTATTTAACTTGTTTGATAGGAAATATATCACCAACCGTTTCTGAATTTTCTAATTTAAGATATAGACAGAATTTTACAAACTTATACCCTACAGTTGATAAAGACAATCCAAATAATGATCCAGTTCAAGCAGTCTT